CAGATTATTGAAGCCATGTCTGATTTTACAAACTATGCTACGGGTGTTGTTAATACAACAACCAAAGCATTTGTGAAATTTGAATGGGTGAGTAAACTGTTCAGTGCGTGGAAACCACGTATTATTTCTGGCAAGTTTGACGAGTATTTAGGTCATACCGGACCTGCTTACTTTGAATTCCAAAATTGGGCCAAAACAGCAATGTTTGGGCTTGATAGTCAATTCACTTACGCTGGTGGTCTAAACCGAGAGGAATTAGGCGAATGGGTAAGCAATTATGAGTTGCAAGGATATAAGGTGTTCGAAAACGATTTGTCGTGTTTTGATGGTCATACCGAGACTGAAGCCATTATGGCTGAAATGTCATTTTACAAGCATCGAGTCCCTGACGAGGTGTTGAAGTTGCTGATTAAGCAACGTCGTTGTGATGGACATACGATGTCGGGTATTGGTTACAAATGCAAAGGCAAATTTTGTTCAGGCGTCATTAACACATCGTTGGGTAATACCATACGGAATTTTATGATGCATGCCCATATCCTTGAATTTGATTTTGAGATTACTGATTATAAGCTTCTATGTTTAGGAGATGATATAGTTATTGTATACAAAGTTGATAAAGACCATAAAGGTATTGACTGTGAAAGGATGAGATTATCGTTCTTGGAATTCGGTCATGAGTCAAAATTGGTTGATCGTGGACGCGATTACGATTTTGTGGAGTTTTGCTCAGGCAGGTTTTGGAGAACAGAACCAGGTGTAAGAGTGTTGAGTTCAAAACCTTTCAGAGTTTTGTCCAAGATAATGGCTAAACAAGGTCATTATACAGATGACGAAATGGATGCATACCTCAGAGGTGTGCTGATCGGTCATAAATTGAACTCCTTTGTCCCAGTGTTGGGCAAAGTTGTCTCGATTCTACGCAAGGAATTGGGACGAGGCATGACGTTTAAATCAAAGGCGTTGGACCATCATTTTGATGCTTCAGCTAAACATAAAATGTCAGACGAGACCATGGACATGTTCACACGTGTGTATGGAGTCGATCGTGATGACATCGAAACTATGTTTGGAGAGTCGGATTTAACAGTGGGTGGTCAGCTGAAGGGACCAGTCGCTTTACATTGCGCACAAGTTGACGGGTTGGCGTTAAACTTGGAGCCATCGGATTCATCCCTGATGTAAATAAAGCCTGGATGATAGCCAAACATACTGTTTGGAGGGTAACACCGTCATGGGGTTCAATCACGGCTAGCATGCTAGCACCCAAATTGGCCAACCCCTCCTAAGCCTTAACGGGTAGAGGCAAGAGACTGCACGGGTTTAGTGAATTGGATGTACAGTCCCATCTTTGCAGTGGTATCCCATACATGCAACGAAGCAAGGAATCGAAGAGTGGACCGACGTCATTACAGAGACGCGTCGATTACCACTATAAATTAGTCACTGTAGAAGGACGTAGCAAAGCGTCGTTAAATAAGTCACAGCTTGGTAAGCTCAAAGTATACCTGGTTGGCGTGGAGACCAACCCTGGACCTGTTAGACCAACTGCACGAGCACGTAGGCCTAACAAAATGTTCCAAAATGAGGTAATTATCAAGAAACGAGTTGAATCGATTTCAGATGATGATGAACAAAAACGATGTGAAAATTGTGGACGTTCTGATTTTCCGCAAAAACGAAGCCTGAAAGAGTATTTAGTAGGGATCGAAACAAACCCTGGGCCCAACAAGCGCAGGGTAAAAGGAAAGTCCAAGAAAACATCCAAACCGAAGGAGACCACTTCAGACATCTTGAGAGCCCTGGCAAAGGCTGGATTGATAAGCGGTGGAGGAGCAATCGGCGGATATCTCGGTGGACCAGCTGGATCCCTTATGGGTCAGAAAGCAGGTGCACTAATTAGCAGAGTTACTGGCATGGGTGATTATCAAGTCCATGTCAATTCTTTGGTATCGAGATCCGGTTCTGCTCCAATTTCTTTCAACGGAGGGAAAAGAGGTGTTGTAATCAAACATCGGGAATTTTTGGGTGATGTGGTAGGATCGAGTGAGTTCGATATTACTACTTATCCAATCAATCCTGGTCAACAACAAACTTTTCCATGGTTATCTAGCATAGCCGAATTATTTGAAGAATATCGTATCAAAGGTATGTTGTTCGAGTTTAAATCCACTTCAGCGGACGCTGTCAACTCTACCAATACAGCATTGGGTAGTGTTATGATGGCTACTCAATACAATCCATATCGATCTGCATTCGAAGATAAAATTGAAATGGGGAACCACGAGTTCTCCAGTTCCACATCTCCCTCTGTAAGTTGTTTACATCCGATTGAGTGTGATCCAAAAGAAAGTGTTTTGCGCACGCATTATGTGCGTACAGCAAATCTTACTTCTGGACAAGACTCTCGGTTTTATGACTTAGGAAATTTTTATATAGCAACCAGTGGTATGCAGGCTTCTGCAACCATCGGAGAGCTTTGGGTAACTTATGATGTAGAATTTGACAAACCTAGGTTTGATGGATTCGGTGCCAATACAACTTTGTACTTTTCTTTGTACAATGGTGCATATGACACTAATGATAAGTTTGGTTCTATAATGACCAGCCCTTATGGTAATATGAATATGACCATTTCAGACACGAATGGTGGATATGACACTGTTGAATTTCCTGATTGGGTTTCAAACGGTTGGTTCAAAGTAACTTTTGGATGGCACGGTACTTCTACAGCTTGT